GCTTAACACAGTTAGCTCTTGAACCACTGAAACACCAAACTTTTGCCTTGTTACGGCAAATATCTGAAGATGTTACATTTGATCAGGAAGAAGGCGTTAGATTAGCCTTTGATTCCATAAGATCAGGGAAGATCGTTCATTCGATCGACCTAAGTAATGCTACAGATACTTTTCCTCTTGAGTATCAACTCGAAGTAGGAGAAGCGTTTGGATTGGACAGTGAGTACCTAAACCACTCTCGTGATGTAAGTATTGGTCAATGGGATGTGTTTGATCCTATTCTAAACGAGAATAGAAACATCTCATGGACTAAGGGGCAACCCTTAGGATTGGGGCCTTCGTTTCCTCTGTTTGCTTTAGCTCACCATGCATTAGTGCATGAGGCGGCAGCAGCAGTTGATTACGATAAGAACGGTCCTCTCTATCATGGAGAGAATCGTTTCGAGGCCTTTGACAAATACCGGATTTTAGGTGACGATATCATTATCACTGACGATGACTTAGCAGCAAAATATCTCGAGAAATTGAGAGAAATTGGTTGCCCAGTATCTAAGGATAAGACAATATCATCTAACAAACTATGCGAATTTGCAGGTAAGATCATACTACCAGAAGGAATAATTCCTACTGGAAAATGGCGCGAGATGTCCGATAGAAACTTTATCGATTATGTAAAGTTCTACGGCCCTCAATCCATTAGTATGCTCCGACCACGACAAAAACTCGTAGTTAAAGCCATATCAGAACTGCCCGATTTTCTGGGCGGCCTGGGATGGAATCCTCACGGAAAGTCCATTGAGAAGAGAGTAGAAGAAAATCTACACCTAATCAATGATGACGACGAAACCTTTCACAAGGTTTCCAACAACACCATACCTTTACAGTCATTAATAGACTTAGGTATGTACCCGACTATGGAGGGGTTAAACAAACCTCCTGGCTTTACAGCCATTGCTCAAACAGAAGCAAATAGTCAGCAGGACCGACCAGGCCCTGTGGAAATGAATCTTACCAATAAACTATCTATACAAGGAATCCAACTTTCGTTGAATATACTTGAAGATAGGGTTCTAGATGATATATCTATAGCGAGCTACCTTAAACGAGTAGTCCGCGAATCATCAGATCCTAGAGGTAAGAGCACTTTAGAAGTCTGGGAGGGTAAGCTGCGAAGCTCCCAACCAGATCCTTCTGTGTTAGTAGATGCAAATCCTACTACTACAAAACAACCCGTAAGAAAGGTTGCTCGGAGGGCCGTTAAAGGTCCAAAGATGTAGAGTTGAAAATCGTTCTTATAATTGACAAGCTAAACCCTGCGAAGGATTAAGTTGACGGATTATAGTAGCC